AGCCGTTGCCGTAGCGACGCCGGTACTCGGCCGGGGTGATCTCGCGCACGGGCAGCCCCTGCTCGATCCGCTTGGCCCGATGGCTCTCGCGCTGCTGCGCCTTGTGCGCCTCGTCCCACTGCTTGTCCTGGCGCTTGCGCGCGATCCACTCGCGCCACGCCTCGCGCCGTCCCTCGTAGTAGCGCTGCTTCCACTCGGGGTCGGCCATCACCCGGGCGAGGTAGGCGTCGCGATGCTCGCGCACCTTGTCGGGGTGCGCGCGCTTCCACTCCACGCTGCGCGCGATGACCTCGTCGGCGTGCGCGTCGTACCACTTCTTGGCTCGCTTGCGGTTGCGCCGCTTCTGACATTCGAGACAGATCGTCCCGCCGATCTTGATCTCCTCAGGCGCGGTGACCTTGCGATGGCAGCGCTTGCAGCAGCGCGGGTTCTTGCGGACCTTCTGCCCCCTCATGCCGCCTGCCTCCAGCCGTCGGTGGCGGGCGCGTCTGAGAGACGGCCGACGATCTCGCGCGGTGTGGCGTACGTCTGAGACTCGTACTCGACGTAGACACCGACGTCGCGCTTGCCCGACGTGATGCGGGTGAAGGGGGAGAGGATCAGGGCCGCGGCGTTTCCGGCCCCTCTGCGCCCCTTGCAGGCGTGGCTGAGGCGGGCGTTGGCCTGCTCGATCCAAGGCCCGGAGAGCGGGCGCGAGAGCGCCCACAGCGCGTACCTGCGGCTGGACCGACCTTCGCGGACGACGAGCGTAGGCGCTACCGGCAGCTTCGCGAGACGCTCGGCGCAGTCCGGCCGGTCCAGCCGCGCCCAGAGGATATGCGCCCGGCCGTAGTCGAGCGCGTGCTCAGACGTGCGGGGTACGGCGCTGACGAAGCAGTCGTCCGCCCTGACGATGCGAGCGAACGGGCGCCGCCGATCGCACGGCATCCAGATCCTGGCCGTGCCCTCGGAGTAGCTGCACTGGATCTCGTGTAGGCCAGGCCCCCAGAGCATGGCCCAGAAGTCAGACGGGCTCATCGCCCTATGTGCTCCCTCGACTAGTTCCCAGACCAGGCGGGTTGCGGACCCTCGCTGGCCTCCAGCTCCGTCTTGGCAGCGCTGACGATGGAGCGCTGCGCGGCGACGATCTCTCTCAGATCAGACAGCCGTTGCTTGGTCTTGACGCGGAGCCGGATGTAGGCGCGGTAGTTGCGCCGCAGCTCCGGGTCCATCGCCTTGATCGCAAGCGAGTCCCGCACGTCCTTGGGCGGGAACTTCTTCTCGTCGCGGACGCATTCGTCCCACAGCTCGGCGACGTAGTTCTCGATGTGCTCCTCGTAGAGCGGTTCGAGTTCGCCGATGGCGTTCTCGGTCTGCACGAGTTGCTTCGAGATGGCGTCCAGCTCGGACGCGGCGGCGATCAGCCGGTGGCTTGCCTCTTGGATCACGGCTCTCGCCCCATTCGGATTGCGTGCGCGACCTCGTGCGGCGTCGGGCACGCAACGTGATGCGGCTCGGGCTTCGGGATGTAGGACTGGCCCGGCTTGATCCGGCAGCCGCAGACGATGCACTTCAGATTCACGAGCCCCACCCCCGAACGAAGGCGGCGTCGAGCGCGTAGCGCACGTCGTCATGGCTGGCCGCTACGCCGCGGCGCGCGAGCGCGATCTGACCACGCCTCACCTCGTCGTCGGTGGGCGCGGCGTCGGCGTGCCCACGCATGCCCGCGCGGTCGACGGCAAAGAGGATGCGGTCTGAGAGCGAGCGCGCCGTGTCGGGGTCGATGCCGCCGTGGAGCTGGAGCACGACGTTGCAGGCGACGTGCCGCGTGGTCATCTCGGGCAGGTGGATGTCAGCCATCACGGCACCCCCCACCACAGCCGGAGCTGCATCGGCCGCCAGCTCTGCGACGGGCAGATGTACTTGCCGCCGCAGACCGGGCAGACGAGGTTCTTCCACATGTCGAAGCGCTGGCCGCAGAAGGCGCAGACGAGGTGTCGCTCAGACACCGGAGCCCTCCACGCGATCGAGCGCGTCTTCGAGGATGCGCTTGGCCATCGCGACGGCGGACGATAGGCGGATGCTCAGCTCGTACAGCTCGTCGACCCGACGCAGCGCGGCGTCGCGCTCGGCCTTGACTTGGGTGAGCGTCTCCCTAGCCACGGCTGACCTTCGCGTAGCGGGCGGCGGGGACCTCAGACATGCAGTGCCCGACCCGTTCCTTGCAGCGCGGGTCGGTGAGCAGGGTCCTCAGCTCAGACCAGATCGCCTTCGGCGTCCACGTCAGACAAGCGTCGGCCTTGGTCTGAGAGATCGTCTCCTCCTCGACCAGCTCGCGCAGCACCTGCTGGAGCGCGAACAGGTCCCACTGCTTTTCGGTCGGCGCCGTGGTCTCGAACTTCACGCCGTCGACCTCCATCGAGCGCTTGCCCTCGTGGTCGAGACGGCGGGTGATCTCGTCTGAGATCTGGCGCTTGGTCGAACGCAGGTCGCGCTCGAACATGGTCAGCTCGTCCCATGCCTGCGCCAGCTCTTGCGGGCCAGCATCGAGAGGGACGACGACGCCGGAGCCGGGGATGACGACGATGCTCTCCATCACACCGGCTCCACGTAGTTCGCGGGCCGCCAGATCGTGGTCTCGTTGACCGGGCGCGCGCCGCGCATCAGCTCGGCGCAGCGCTCGCAGGTGTCCATGTCCATCCAGACCCCGGAGTAGGGATCGGCCTTCAGATTGCGCTCGCCGAAGTGGTTGTAGGCCACGCCGCAGTCGCACTGAGCGGCCGTCTGATAGGTGTGGCAGCCGTCCATATGCATGCTCGTCTTGAAGGCGTGGGTATGCGCCGGAAGGAAGACGTGCCAACCGTTCTCATCGTCACCTTGAACCTCGACCAGCCCACGCCGCATCAGCGCGGCGATCGTGTTCTTCCCTCCCGGCAGCGCACGCGGCTCCGAACCGGGGGCCTGCTCGATCGAGTCCAGCGCGAGCTTCATCGTCGCCGTCAACATCAGAACGGGATGTCGTCGGGACGGGAGTCGGTCCACTCGGACGTGAGCTGGCGCTTGGACTCGAACAGCGTCTGATCGTCGTCGCGCGTCCACTCGGTCGAGCCGGTCTCCTTGGACACCTTGCGGGCCAGGGGCAGGCTCAGATCGCGGAAGCCCGAGACGTTGCAGAAGACGGCCTTCAGCGGCGCGGTCTTGGAGTTGGTGCCGCCCCACACGCGCAGGCAGTGCAGGTCGTGGCCGTGCGGCGGCGAGCCGGGGTTGACGGCGCCGAACGTCAGCTTCCAGTCCGACGGCACTTCGAGCACGAAGTCGCCGTCGCGGCAGCGGACGTAGAAGCGAGTGTGGGGGACGGGCTCGTCAGACACGACGGCCCCAATCGCTCGGCAGCTCCAGCCCGTGCATCTGGTAGATGTGCCGGGCGTCCTCGGCGAACAGGTAGACGTACGGCTCGTAGCCGAGTTCCTTCTCCTTCTCGACCAGGAAATCGACGAGCTGGCGCAGCGCGGCGATCTGAACCATGTCGTGCTTGGACGACTTCATCTTCACCGCGAGCAGCGCCCGCAGATCCGAGAGCGAGGCGGCCTTGAACTCGACGCGGGCGCGGGTCGTCGCGTCCCTGGTGACGTAGCCGAGCTGGCGCAGGATGCGCCCTACCTCGTGGCGCAGCCCGGAGTCGATCAGCGAGCCGTACTCGTTGGTGGTCAGCGCCACGTTGGCGGCGACGTTGGCCACGGTGACGTCCTGCTTGTTGCGCTCGCACATCGCGATGGCGGCGACAACAGGATCACGACGCATCGGTGACCACCTTCTGATCGCGGATGCGCTCCTGCACGGCGGCGCGGATGTCGGCGATCATGCGCTCGGCTTCGAGCAGCCAGCCGTACATCTCGCCCAGGTCGGCGTTGGGCGCGAGCACGAGTCCTTCGCGGGTGACCAGCGAGGTGAGCGCCTGCGCGTTGGTGTGGACGCGCAGGATCAGCTTGTCGGCCCACGTTGAGCTGAAGTCGGGGATCGGCTCCCCGTCCATCAGATCTGAGACCGAGCGCTGCTCGGCTTCGCGCGCCCGCTGCTCGGCGGCCTCGGCGCGCTTGCGCTGCTCAGACGCCTCGCGCGCGGCGGCGCCGTCCTTGGAGGCGAACCCGAAGTAGTCGCGGACGGCGCGGACGGTGACGATGCCGTCGTCGTTCTTCAGCTCCTCGATCAGCGCGTGGCGGTCGCGCACGTCGGGCACGCGCTGCGCAAGCTTGCGTGCCGCCTCCATCGAGGGGACGACGGTGCGCAGCGTCGGCGGGATCGCGTCGGCCGCGTCGCGGTAGTAGCGCAGGTTGCCCGGCGAGGGGAGATCGTTGATGGAGACCTCTCCCTCAGACGCGATCTCGGCCAGCGCTTCGGTGAGCTTGGCCAGCACGCCGGTATGGACGTGCGCCTCGCCGACCGGCCCGGCCACCTTGACCGCCCAGTCGCCCCAGTCCCAGCGCGTGGTTCGCTCGCGCTCGGCGAGCGAGAGCCCGCGGTCCAGCAGTTCCTGTGTGAGCACCTCATCCCTCCCGGTGGGATCGGTCATGACAGTTCGATCTCGACGACCGGCTGGATCGCGTCGAGCGGGATCTCGACCTCCCCGACGGTCGGGATCTGGAAGGCACCGCCCGGCAGGCTGAGGACGAGCGCGAAGGCGATCGTCGGCAGCGCCCGGCCGTGCTGGTCGTACAGCGGCTGGTCGCTCGGCTTGCTCGTCGCGGCGTACTTGAACGAGCGCGACGTCGCCGCCATGCGCAGGTAGACCTTGGCCTTCATGCGGCCCAGCTCTCGGGCTCGCGGCCGTAGGCGAGCACGCGGCAGCGCGCGCAGTCCTCGCGGGCGAACGCGATCTGCATCGGGTTGGCCTCGAAGTCGCGCTCGATCTCCGTCTCGTCTGAGGCGTGGCAGTCGGCGCAGCGACGGACGACGAGCACGAAGTGGCAGTAGTCGATGCGGAGCTGGCGCTTCTCCCACTGGTGGACGTGGCCGCGATCAAGCACCGTGCTCCTCCTCCAGCGCCTTCACGACGCGCCCGGCCAGCTCAGACGGGATGCGCATGAAGTGGCCGAACGGCGCCTGCTGCGCGGGCAGCCCGACCTTCACGAGCACGGCGTTGAGCTGCGCGTTGGAGAGCCCGCGCGCCTTGTCGATCAGGTTGGTGGTGTCCTCGCCGACGCGCTCGTCTGAGCTGGCGTCGGCCTCGGGGTCGTCGTGGCCCCAGGGGATCAGAAGCTGCTGGCGCAGGTAGGTCTTCAGCGCGTTCGTGAAGCCCTTGCCGAGCCCCTTGTCGCCCGGGTCCTCGCCCTGTCCGGCCCACGGCAGCGCGAGCTGCTCGCCGCTGTCGGCGTCGTGGAAGATGAACTCGATGTCGAGCGTCGAGATCGTAGTCTCGCCGCCGCCGCGCGTCGCACGGTTGCGCTCGCGGATGCCCTTCAGACCGGCGAGCAGTAGGACGTGGCGCTTGAGCAGCTCGATCCGCACGGCGGCGATGACGTCGTCGCCGCGCACGAAGGCGTAGTTCTGAGTCCGGTTGTAGCCCGCCTTGTCGATCGCGTCGATCGCGTCGGCGACCTCGATCAGCTTCTGCGTGAGCGTCTGAACTTCGCGGACGACCTGGATTTGGCCGGGCTCCTCAGCGGTGGCGGTCATGACTCGACCGCCCGCAGCTTCTGGATGGCGATGCGCGTCAGCCAGGAGAGGACGACGAAGCCGCGCTCGACGTCCATCTCGCCGCGCTCGACATCGGCGCGGGTCTCAGACGCGAGCGTGTCGATGGCGTCGGTCGGGAGCTGGTCGGCCGAGTAGCTGACCAGGATGTCGCCGACGGGTTCGAGGCGGCTATGCCGCTGCGGCAGTGGGCTCATCGTCGCGATCCCGGTCGCGCGCGAACTTCCGCATATCGGCCAGCAGCACCGATGCCCTGACCCCGTAGAACAGCCCGAGCTTTTCCAGCCCTGAGCCCTGCGGCTTCAGGGTGTTCGCCAGCTCGTAGCGCGTGATCGTCTTTTCCGAGACTCCGGTCTGCTTGGCGACGTACTCGATCGTCAAGCCCCGGTCGATCCGGCAGGCTTCGAGGAGAGTGACCTCGGCCCGCTGCTTGCGCAGTGCCATAGGCCGAAGGTACCGCTCAGATGCAGATCCTGCAATTCAGATCTTGCACTTTCCAGACATGTTCGGCCGATTCCCCGCGGCGCCGTTTGCGTTGATGCCGTCCGCGCTAATCCGCATACTTCGCAGCGTCGACGCGAGAGACCGTCACTACGCCAGGTGTAGCCAGTGACACTGGTTTTTGGTTCACTACGTGTGACCGTTTTGGGTCAGAATGCACACAGCTACGGGAAGGACTCTCCCAATGGCACGAGTTGATCTGCCACCACCTGACGAACTCAGGCGCCGAATCCGCGCCGCAAGAGCACTCGCAGGATTCGACGACCTAGCCGTACTCGCTAGTCAGGTACATGGCTCGTCGCGCTTGAGCGAGCGCACATTGCGCAAGCTCGAAAGCGGGGAGTCGGAGCCGACTGTGCCTCAGCTCCGCGAGATCGCCGCTGCGTGCGGCGTCGCGTTCGAGTGGTTCACCCACCCCGCGCTTGGACGGGCGCCTGCTGAGGCGGACCCGTCGCTTGACGATCGAATCGCCTTGATCGAGGGACGCATGGATCAAGTCGATGAGACAGCCGAGCAAGCACTTCGGGTGTTGCGGGTGGCGACCGATCTGATTGCCCAGCGTCAGGGACCCGAGACGCTGCGAGCGACACCGCCAGCAGAGCGTTCGCCTGAGCGGCAATAGCCGTCCATTGCGCTTCGATGGCGTCCATGCGGCGTTCCAGCCGATCTAGGCGGGTCCGTGTTCTCACCGGGGCCTCCTGTGGTTCCCCTCCGGAAAAGCGGACGCTACTCCCCCCTAGAACGACGAAGGCCCCGGCGCAATGCCGGGGCCTTCGTGCGTACATGTGCGTTTGTTCACGCGGCGACAGGACGATCCTGCAATTTGCGGTCTTCTGAGATCCGCAAGTAGACGCCGGGGCGCTCGCCCTTTTGGGCAAATCGCTTGGTTGACGTCAGTGCGGTGACGTGGCGATCGTCGACCATCGCCCCGCCTTGTACGGCGCCGTCGATCACGGCGCGTTCGAGCTTGTCGAGATCGGCGCTGGTAGGCCAGGCATACCGCTTCTGACGTGGCGCGTGGATGAGGAACTCCATCTCTAGCGCGTACGGCGGCTCCAGGCGTTGGTGTCGTGCAGCGATCTGAACCTGCGCCTTGACGGCCTCGGTCCAGGGCTTCTCGTACTTCGAGGCGGGTCGGGTGAAGGAGTGACCGGACTTGGTTCGGCCTTGGATGCGGCTGCCCTTGGGCGCCGCCCGGCCGTCGACGAAGACCTCGATCACATCTGCATCCGTCTACGCCCACGCCGCGCCCGTGCCTGCGCCTGCGCCTGCACCTGGCGCATCTGCGCCTCGGCGCGCGCGGCGTCGCGGGACTCGGGCTCGACGAGGTTCGGCGCCATCTTCACGCCCTCGCCGGTGGCGCGGCGGATCGCGGGCGCGACAGGCGCGCGCCCTTCGCCCGTGGCGCGCCGGACGCGGTTGGCCGCGGGCGGCGACGTCGGGGTCATCGACTGCGCGATGCCGCGGAGCTGACCGATCTGATCTGAGAGGGACACGCCCTTGCGACGAGGCATCAGACGGTGTGGATGACGTAGACGATGACGAACACGATCAGCGCGATGTCGCGCAGGATCGCCAGCAGCCAAGAGAAGCTGTCCGGCGCCCGGGGTGGTGTGCTCATGCCTTCCTCCAGGGCGCCTTGCGCGCCCGCCGCGGCCCCGACCATGAGCCGGGGACGTTGTTGGGTGTTCCGAGCCCGCGCAAGCTCGGCGACGCGCCGGTGCCCGGCCATGCGCCCTTCCACGCGCCGCGCTGTCTAGCCGCCTCGATGTCGCTTTGGGTCGGCCGCCGCCGTGGACCGCCGCCCTCTCGTGGTCTCACGGCTCCTCCGGGGGGTTGGTGTCGAACTCCTCGTGCTCGCCCTCGGGCTCCTCGTCGGCGATCGGGTAGTCGCGCCCCGGCTCGTCGTCAGCCGGAGCCGTCGCCTGCACGTTGCGCTCCTCCTGCTCGGAGAACGCCCAGTCGGCGAGCACCGCGTCGGCCGGGTCGTAGTCGGGCGCGATCTCGCGCAGCAGCTCGTCTGAGCCCTTCTCGCTCACGGGCCTCGCCTCCCGCGCCAGTAGCCGTAGCCGTAGAACGGGCCGGGTGCGAACAGCAGGATCAGCCCGACGATCAGCAGGATGATCCCGATCAGGAAGTAGCCGCCGAGCAGCCAGAGCAGCAGCCCGACGATCACGAGGATGAGTCCCATGCCGACCTCCCTAGTCGGGGAATCTGACCAGCCCGTAGCCGGTCCAGTAGCCAGAGCCGCGCTTCTTCTTGGCGACGAGATCTCCGTTCCACTGCGAGCCGCTCGACGTCGAGCCGGAGGTGTTGCCTTCGACGGTCGTCAGCGAGGCGACGTCGTAGATGACGCCGGTGTGATCTGAGCCGATGAAGGCGTGGTCGCCCGCGTGCAGCTTGCTCGGGTCGGTCGTGTAACCGCGGTAGATGCCCTGGCCCTTCTTGGCCAGGTCGGTGTTGTTGGCCACGCCCGCGGTACCCGAGCCCGAGACGCCGTTGTCCCACGCCGAGCAGACCGAGAAGCAAGCGCACCACGGGACGCCGTCTGAGCCGTAGACGCGCTTCTGCCATTGGCTCGGCTGCGGCTGGCCCTTGTTGGAGCCCTTCGGGTTCTCGGCGACGCCGACGTAGCTGTCGAGCCAGTCCTTGCACTTCGAGCGCGACGACTTACCACCGCTGCCCGTCGAGATGGGGACGCCCCACTTGTTGTGGGTGGCCGCCCAGTCCTCGTACGCCTGGCCGTGCGAGGTGGCGATGCACAGGTTGTCGTAGCGCGTCTGACGATCGTTCGGCTCGTTGCCGTCGGGGTCGTCGCGCATCAGGTGCCAGAGCTTCTTGCGCCGCTCCTGAAGCCAGTTGAGGTTCGCGACCTTGCGCGCCTTCTGAGCGTCGGTCGTCGAACCGAAGGCGAGGTAGCCCTCGCGCTCCTCGATGTAGACCTTCTCGGTGTCGGTGGCCGAGCCCGAGCACGGGAGCCGGACCTCATGCTTCGGGGCGCCGGAGTTCATCGTGCCCAGGAAGTCGTAGCGGGCCTTGCGGTTGTTGGTGTCCCAGCCCGCAGGCTGGCCCTCGACCTCGCCGTTGGCCAGCTCGACGAGGTACTCGCGCCGGTCCTTGATCCACTGACGGCTGTCGGCGCGGCGCTGGTCCTGCGCGGCATCGAAGCCGGGCCAATCTGAGATCTGGCGCAGCGTCGTGTATTCGTTCCAGTGCGCCTGCTCAGCTTCCGTCAGGTCGCCGTAGTTGCCCATCGTCACCTCCCGGGATGTCATCCGCGCGGCGGCCGTACTTGGCCTCGTCTGAGCGGCGCGCGCCGTGTCGCCCGTGTGCGCCGATGTAGGTGCCGACGACGCCGATCGAGGCGCCGAACAGCGTCGAGAGCAGGTTCGCGTTCGCGCCGCTGATGTCGCCGCCGTGGATGGCGACGATCGCGATGTCGATCACGAGCGAGACCGAGACGCCGAGCGCCAGCGTGAACGCGATCAGACCGGCCCACTCGCCGTGCAGCCAGCCCTTCACTCCGACTCCAACTCGTCGGTGTCCCGCCGCTCGCGCACGATCCGGACGATCCGGTAGCGATGCGCGACCAAGAAGCCGACAACGAGACCGAAGCCGAACGAGAAGATGTGCTCGCCCGCAACCTGCCACGCGGAGGTGGCGATCATCCGCCGACGTGCGACCGCGGGTCGCCCTTCATCTGACCGAAGTGCAGGTGCGCGACGCCGTTGGCCGAGCCGGTGACGCCGAGCTTCTGACCCTTCGAGATCTTCTGACCCGGCTGGACGTCGGCGATGCCGTGCGCGTAGAAGTACTCGTTGCCGTTGGCGCCGCGGATCGTGATCTGATCGCCCGCGAACCGGCCGCCGTCCTGCGGGTGGTGGCGGACCTTCACGACGACGCCGCCTTGCAGCGCGACCATCGGCGTGCCCTCGGGGACGGCGATGTCGACGGCGTTGTCCGACTGCCAGTTGCCGAGCGTGTGCGTGCCCGCGCCCGGGGTGCCGATGATCTTGCCCTTCTTGCCGGTCGGCCAGCCGCCCGTCTTGACGCCGCCGCCTGTCGTCTGAGCACCAGACGTCTCGGTCGTGGTCGTCGTCGTCTGAGGGTTACCGAAGGTGAGTGACTTGAGCGCGTCGAGCGCGGACGGCTTCTTCTCCGGCGCGGTCGTCTCGATCACCGATGCCATCGCCGGTCTCGCCGAGAACGACGGGCCTTGAATCGGAGTCATCGGAGGCGGGGCCTTCTTCTCGGGCAAGACGAGTGCGTCGAGCGCGGTTGCCGCGCCTGGCTGGACCGTCGTCGTCGTCGTGCTCGTGCCCGCGTCCTGGCCGCCGCCGCCGCCGCTGGCGAGACCAAGCGCAGCCTTCCCCTGCTTGATCCGGTTGGCCATGTTCGCCTCGGCCTTGCCGGGACGCTCGAACCCCCAGGTGAACGCCGACGCGGCGTCGGCGATGGTGTGCGCGCCCTTCAGACGATCGAGCGCGGCGCTCTCGGGTCCGCTCAGCTCGCTCCACAGGAAGTCGAGCTGGCCGCGCAGGCTTCCGGCCTTGCCCGAGTTGAGCAGGGCCGTCTTGCGCCCGCCGAGCCATTGGCCAATGCCGAGCGCGCCGGAGGACGGATTCTTGACCGTCGTCGAGAGACCCGACTCCTGCATGAGACTGCCGACCACGCCCGCCGCCTGCGCGCGTGTGAGCCCCTTGCCGAGCAGGTACTGCATCGCAGTCGCTCTGTTATCTGCCATCTGTCCACCCCCTCGCGGTGGGGCGCGAGCGCGTGCTACCTTCGGCTCCGTGGCCGGTCTACTGACCTTCATCGGAGCGCTCGTCGCCATCTGGGTGATCGCGCTCATCTCGCACGTCATCCCGCTGGCCGTGCTGGTCTACGGCTCGCTCGCCGTTGCCGCCGTGTGGACCTTGTTCGCAGGCGTGCCCGGCGACTAGCCGCCGCCGTAGACGATCTCGTTGGACTCCTGCATGCGCCGGAGCTTCTTCTCCAGCTCGGCGCCGAGATCGCCGGACTGCAACTTGTCGAGCTTCTCCTGAAGCTGGACGTCGAGCGGCTTCGGCCGCCGTGACAGGCGCGCCGGTTCGGGCGCGGGCTTGCCGAGCGCCTGCGCCTCGTCGATCTGCTTGGCGAGCGCCTTCTGCTTGTCCAACAGCGCCTGGTACTCCTTCGAGTAGAAGAACTCGCCGCCGCGCTTGGACTGCGGCGTGTTCGCGATCTGCTCGTCGAGCTTGGTCTTCTCCTGGTAGAGCCGTCTGAGGTGCGCGCGTTCGAGCACCGGATCGGGCTGGCCCTTGAACGGCTCGAACAGCGCTTCCAGCGCCGCCTTGGTCGGGGAGCCGTGCTGCGCACGCCAGCGCTGGACAGCGCGCTCGACGCCGAGCTGCGTGTCGGCGTCTGAGGAGACGGTCGGGCGTCGCGGGCTCCCGAGCAGCGAGAGAAGGTAGGAGTCGTCGTCACCCATCGGGCGGCCCTCGGCCGTCGCCTTGCTCCACTCGCGGTAGGGCGCGATCGTCGAGCCGAGCGCCTGCTCCAGCAGGATGCGCCCGCGGTCGGCGAGCGTCATGCCCTTGGCGTCCTTGCCGCCGCGCACCGCGAACGGCTTGCCGGTGAACATCGAGGTGCCGTAGATCTGGTTCAGCGCGGCCTGCGCGAACGGCGGGAGGATGCCGCCGAGATCCTTGACGCCGCTGATGTTGGTGACTTGGTTCAGGAAGGGGTTCAGACGGCCAACGTTGACCGACTTCAGCGTGCCGTCGTCGTTCCAGTAGTACTTGCCGAGCTGCCACGGGAGCGCGTCGCCGCCGAGCAGCTTGCGCGTCTCCTCGCTCTGGAGCTGCCCGAGCCGCCCCATGATCCCGGTCATCAGCGGGTGCTCGACCGGCATCGTCTTGAACGCCAGTCTGAGGCTGAAGCGCAGGAACCCGCCGAACATCACGTAGCGCTGGAAGTAGCGGCGCTGCGCGGCCGTGTAGGTAGAAAAGTCACCCAGGAAGTCGTTGACCGACTTGGCGTAGCGCTCGACCGCATCGCGGTTCTTGACCAGCTCCTTGAGCTGCTTCTCGGGTGGGAGCTGCGCGATGCGCATGATGCGCTCCTGCAACGCCTGCATCGTGCCGACCTCGGAGCCGAGCTTGCGGTAGGTGTCGCGCGAGAGGCGGTTGTAGAGGACGGCCCTGCGGAACAGGTTGTTCTGCGCGTTGTCGATCCGGAACAGCGTGTCGAGCGGGTTCCACTGGCGGACCGCCGTGCCGCCGAGCGCCTTGCGCGGCTTGTGGAAGAACGGCGTGGACTTGAAGGCGCGGTAGGCGTTGACGAGATCGTTGTTGGAGGCGGCGCCGATCATCGGCGTCTGAGAATCGCCGTGGAAGGCGCCGGTCCCGATGTAGGGCTCGATCGCGTCCCTCTCCTCCTGGCTCAGCCCCTTCCACCACGCGATCGACTTCACGAGCGACGCCGGACCCGCACCGGCGAGCCCAGTGAGCGCGGCGTTGGACGCGACCTGGAACGCCAGCCACGCGGGGGAGGTGCCCAGCAGTAGCCGGGACGCCTTGCCCTTGCCGATGTCCCACGCCCGGCCCAGGAAGTTCGACGGGTGCGTGTCGCTGATGATCTCGTCGGCGACCGCCTTGGGCACCACGACGACCTTGCCCTTGGTCGGCGTGATCGTCGGGTCCGCCTTGTGCGTGCCGGTCTTGAGCGCGTCGTGCAGCGAGTCGGTCTCGCCGATCAGCATCCCGCCTTCTGAGTCTGAGCGCTTGGCCGCATTGTCGAGCGCGCTCATGTCGACGATGCGCACGCTCTCGGGGTCGATGCCGCGCGCGGCGATCTCGTCCATCGCCTTCTTGTAGCTCAGCCCCTTGCCCCACTCGAAGGCGTGGGTGTCGAGCGTGTCGCCGACGTAGGCCCAGTTGTGCTTGCGCTTGATGTTCTGAGCGATGGCCTGCGAGTAGACAGTCGGGTCGTGCGTCTCGCGCCCGGCCTTGAACAGCTTGCCCTTGTAGCGCGCGTCCGGCTTGACCGCGCGCGCGCCGCCGAGCGTGTAGACGGCGCGGCGGATCGAGGTGCGCCGACGGCTCGGGTAGTAGCCCGGCTCGACGAAGCCGCCACCCGTCGCCTGGTTGGCCTGCGCCCGCGCCTCGCGCACCGCCTTCTGGTGAGTGATGGCGTTCTCGTGGTAGATCGTCTCGCGGCCCTGGCGCTTCTGACGCTTGACCTGCTTGCGCGTCAGACGCGCGGTCGCGTGCTCGCCGCGCGCGCGCTCGGTCGCGCGTCCGGCCTCGGTGACGCGCCCTCGGGCCTGCTGCACGCCGCGGCGGTACCCGGCCTGCACGGCGCCGCGCTGGCGCTGGAGCTGCGAGATGCGCGCCGTCGTCTGGTCGAGCCGCTGCTGCGCGGCGGCGCGCTGCTCGTCGGTCTTGGCGTTGGCGACCGCCCTGCGGTGGCGCTCGGCCGTCTGAGTCAGACGCTGGATCTGCGTATCGATCTGGCGCTTGGCTCGCGCGACGCCCGGCTTGGCGGCGCCCTTGGCTTCGGCCGCCGCCTGCTCGGCGCGGAGCTGCGCGCGCTCGGCCGCGGTCACGCGCGCACCCGCGCGACGCTCGGTTGCCTTGGCCGTCTTGAGCGCTTCGGTGATCGGCGTGCCCTTGCGCTCGCGGGCGAGGACGGTCGCCTGCTTGGCGTAGCGTCGGGCGGTCTGAGCCTTGGCGCGCTTGGTCGCCGTCTGACCGAGGCTCGGATCGCCGATGCCAGTGCGCACACCGCGCGCGACCTCAGCGTCAGCGACACGCCCGAGCCGTTCGGTGAAAACCTTCTCGGCGTTGTCGTGGATCGCCTTCAGGACGGGGACCTCATCGACTTCGGTGGGGATGTCCTCGCCCGCCACGCGGTGGCGCTCGATGATCGCGAGCCGTCGCTTGATCGCGGCGCGTGCCGCCTCGGGGGTGCGCACGCCCAGCTCGATCGCGGTCTTGAACCCGCGCTTCTCCCACTTGTTCAGCCCGGTGATGTTGCGGTTGATCCCGCGGTTGACCTCGCGCTGCGTCTCCGCGCGCTGCTGGTGGTGATGTCGGGTGCGCGTCTCGGCGTTCGCGCGGCGCTGCGCGCGGTTGATCTTGCCGGTGGCGACCTGACGGCCAGCAGTCAGACGGCGGGTGGGGACGACCTCGCCCTTGTCGTGCGCCTCGCGGACGACGGCGTTGATGACGCCCTTCTTCTCGCCGGTGCCGGTGTCGGCCAGCGCGACGCCGCGCGCGAGCCCGGTGGCGACGTCGCGGGCGATCGTCTTCTGAGCGCGGGTGTCGCGGCGGCGCGCATTCTTCGCGCGCACGTACCCGCGGGGGATCGCCTGCTCCTTGGCCTCGCCGCCGCTCGTGCGCAGCTTCGGGCGCGGCTCGGTCATGACCGCCTTGGCGGCCTCGCCGAGCTTGCCGCTCTTGGCGGCCGAGCCGATCGCCGCGTCGACGAGCCGGTTGGCGGGCACGCCGAAACTGAGGAAGTCGGTGATCTCCGGCGCGGCGCCCTCCTTGGCGACGCGGTTGGCCATGCGCTCGACACCGCCTGGCTTGGTGATCCCGCCGTAGCGCCGGGAGAAGTCGGAGCCGGTCTCCTTGGCGATGTTCTTGACCGCCTTGATCGGCCCGTGGTGGACGACGTCTGAGCCGATCTTGACCCCGGCGCCGGGGATGCCGAGCGCCATGTCCTTGAAGCCGGTGACCGTCTTGGGGACTGACGTCTTCGGGTCCTTGGCGATGCCCCACGCGGTGCCGACCACAGCGCGCGCGATCGGGTTGCGGTTGATCGAGAGCACGCTCGCGTGCTCGGGGCGGGTCGCCGCGATCGAGGTGCCCTTGAGCTTGGGGAGCCGCTCCTTCTCCGGCTTCTCCTTGGTGACGATGAGATTCGCGAGCGTCTTCCAGCCGGACCCGTGCCGGGACTTGGCGATGACGTTCATGCGCGCCTGCTTGACGACGCGCGCAACGGCCTCCTCGTCGAGCTGCTTCTGAGCCGCGGGACGGGTCGCGCGGTCGCGCGTGTCGGGCGGGGTGATCCGTTCGGTCGCTCGACGGCGGCGCTCAGCTCGCGCCGCCACCTTGACGGCCTGCTCGACGCGGCGCGCGCGGTGACGCTGGCGCCCCGGGGACGCCATCCGGTCTAGCTGGTCAGGGGTCGGCGCTGTCAGACGGCGGCGCGACGGCGCGCGCTTGCCGTGCTGAGTGTCGATCGCGGGCACTACGTCGGCCTGCTCTGCCCCGGCGTGTTCGAGGGTGCGTTGGTGCGCTGGCCGCCCCGGTCAGCGGGCGTAGGCGCGGTGACCATGATGCCCAGCCGTCTGAGCGCCTTGCGCAGCGCAACGCTGGCGACGCTGTTGATCGTGCCGCCGTTGACCGCAGCGTCGGCCGCGGCGCGCGCGATCGTGTTGTTGAGCGTCGGGCTCTGCACGAGCAGCAGTCGGTAGATCTGATCGGCCGACTTGTTGCCCTTCGCGTTGATCGAACCGGCGAGGGTGACGGCGTTGGAAAACGTCGAGCGACGCGAGCGGCGCTGGTCGAGCGTGTTGCCGTAGACGTCCTTCTTGTCCTTCGCCTTCTTCGCCTTGTCCTTCGCGGCCTGCGCGTCCGAGCGAATCTTGGCGGCGCCGGTCGTGGCGTCTGCGCCGATCGTCGCGACGTCGACCTTGTTCTGACGGTCGAGATCGGCTTGAAGCAGCTCGCTGAGCTTGTTGGCCGCGGCCTTGCCCGCCTGCGACTTGAGATCGAGGAGCTGCTGTTGCAGCGCGCCGGTCGTCTTGCGGTAGTCGGCGCGCGCCTGGTTCTTGGCGAACTGCTCGCCCGCGGTTGCCGCCGCAGCCCGATCGCGCAGCGACTGCTCGGCGTTCGCGCCCGCCGCGGCGATGCGATCGTGGAACTCGCCCTGGCTCTTGGTCGCCGCGCCCTTGAAGACGTCGGCAGACGGACCGAGCTTGGCCAGCTCGGCGTTGACGAAGGCGTCGTCTGAGCCGGTCTCAGACTTGGCATCGCTGTAGGACTTCTGGACGGACGGGAGCGCGCCCAGCGCATACGCGCGGCCGGACTCGCCCCCGCGCGCAGCGGCGTCGATGTCGGAGCCGAACTGGTCCTTCGCCGTCCCGAACGCAGCGCTGATCTGCGAGATGGCGGGGCCGTACTGAAGGTCCGCGAAGGTGGTCGCGGCCGACTCGTTCACGCTCGGCTTCTTGGTCTTCGGCTTGGTCTTGGTCTTGGCCATCTCAGATCACGCGGTCGTTACCGCTGTCCCGTAGGTTCGAGTCGTCCGGCCCTTCTTCTTCTTGGTCGTGATGCTGCGCGCCGCGCCCGGCTGGAGCGGCGCGTTCGGTCCGGCGACGAGCGCGTTGCCCACCGTCGACGGCTGGTTGATCGAGGCGGTCGGCGGCGCCGTCGTGCCAGGCGGCTGAGTGCTGCCCGCGCCGGGCGTCGAGGAGCCCGGCCGGTAGATGACCGGCGTGCCCGCCTGCTCCTGTCGCAGCCGCGCGAGTTGCCGGTTGAACTGCGTCTGAGTGTCGCCCGCCTGGCGCTTCTGCGTGCCGACGTCTTCGTTGGTGTGCCGGAGGCCCGTGATGAGCCCGCCCCTGGCGGTGGTGATGTCCTCGCCGCCGCGCTTGAGCTGCAACGCGAGCGCATCGAGATCAGACGCCTTGTCCTCGCCGAGCCGCCCCTGCGCGAGCGCGTTGGACTCCTTGAAGCGGTTGTACGCGGTATCGATCGGCGAGCGCTCGATCGCCTGGTTCTCGGCCCGCTTGCGCGCGGCCTGAACGTTCGCGCCCGAGCCCGCCATCGCACCCGCGGCGCGCTGCCCCTCGGCCTGCGCGACGCCGAGCCGTTGGAACTGGCGTTGCAGGTCGGCGATGTTGGTGCCGTAGTCCTCGGTGCCCTGCGCGAGCGCCGTGCTCAGATCGGCGCCCTGGCGCGCGTAGCCACGCTCGGTCAGATTCTTGGCGGTGCCGTAGTCCTCCTGGTTGCGGGTGCCTTGGGTGTCGAGCCCGGCCATGCCGATGCCGTAGTCCTCCAGCGCGCGGCTCTTGGTGATGCCCAGGTTCTCTAGGAGCTGCTCGTGCCCGAGAGTGGACTGCTCGCCTTGGATGTCGAGATTCGGGTCATAGGAGCCGGGCGGCGGCGCGATCGGCGTGCCCCGGTTCTGGACGTGCTGCTCGTAGGGGATCGAGTGGTAGGTCCCGTCCGCCCACAGATACGGGTACTGCGCCGACTTCTTCTTGGCCATAGCTCACCTCCTTCTCGGCTCAGTTCTTCCAGCCCATGTCGTCACCTCACGGGGTCACGCCGCCGAGCGCCTGCACGGTCGAGAGGATGTCGTCGTCGGTGATGACGACCCCGTCCTTGCCCGGCGCGTACTCGGGCTGGTCGGGGTGCGTGGCGACCGCGTAGTCCCACTTCTCACCCCATCCGGGCGAAGCCGCCCACACGTAGCGGTTCTCTTCGACCCACACGATCGGGTCGGCGATGCTCACGCTGCCGAGATGCGCCTGCTGCGTCGTGCAGGCGCGCAAGCGTTCCTGCATCCAGAAGTCGCGCGCGATGTCGGAGATCGCACGGTAGGAATCGGCCACGATCACACCCCCAGTCGGAAGGTCAAGCCGTCGAGGAACGCGTACGAATTGACGTTGGTGCCGGTGGTCCAGTTCGTCAGGATGACGCTGCCCGCGCTATCGACGCTGGTGTATGACACGCCGTTGGCTCCAATCGTGGGGATACCTATCGAGCTTCGCGTCGGGCGATAGCCAACGGGCAGCGCGAAAATGACCGTGCCCGAGGCACCCGATCGAACGCACCCCTGGAGATGCACAATGTCGTAGGGGTCCTTCCAAAAACACGCGTCGCGGAAGGCGGGATTGCCGCTCGGCCCGGCTGCGCCGTTGTCGTAGTTGACCCACCCGTTCTGAAACGCGGGCTGGCCCGCGCCGCCGACAAAGCGCAGCGCCTCCACGGGCGTCCAACCTGCGCCGGTGTCGCCCTTCGGGCCTTGCGGTCCGGTCGCGAATTGCGTCACCGTGCCGGTGTCGAACTCGATCAGGTCAAGCCCGATGTATGAAGTCGCCGCCGGGCCCGTGAAATACACCAACACGTTGCCATCCCCGGCGATGTTTACTTGCGCCTCCCATTGCCCAACGGCCGTCTGATTGCCGATCGCAACCGTGCGAATGGCGGTTGAGGGGCGGTAGCCGACCGGCAGGGTGAACGCGACCGTTGCGCTACTGCCACCGTTGAGCGTGCCGCGCAAGCGCACATGCCCTAGCGGGTCACGCTGAAACGCAACCGGGTACCCGGCGAGAATGCCCCACCCGTTCAAAAATCCGGGCTCCCCCGCTGCGCCAACCTGATGCCATGCCTCGATCGGGACGGTGATCGAGTTGCCGGGGATGCCCTGCGGACCCTGCGGCCCGACGAGCGCGCCGCCCGCGTCGACCTGCACGCCGGTCGCCTTGATCATGTAGGCGAGCACGACGTACGGCGGCATGTTGTTGTGCGCCGCGCCGCCGCCGTCGGAGCCGACCGAGTGCGTGTGATTCAGCGAGCGATCGACGCCCGCCGTGAAGTCACTCTGGGCGTAGGCGTTGCCGGTCGCGATGGCGGACACGCCGATGTTGCCGGTGCTGGTGAAGTACCGCCCGCCGCCGACGACTCCGTGCTGGTGGTCGATGCTTTGCCCTTGGACCCCGGTCACGCCGCCGTGCGAGTGCGCGGCCAGCTCGGCGACGGTGAGCAGGTGCGTCGTCTCGCCGCCGACGGCGAAAAGATCTGAGAGCGTCGCGTTGCCGCCGAGCAGGAACTTGCTGCGCAGGTCGGGGATCGTGAACGTCGTCGCCCCGGCCGCGACGCCCATCACGTCGGCGAGCGCGGGGTAGCTCGCACGGTTCAGCGTGCGCCCGTCGGCGAGCATCCAGTTGGTCGGGATCGTCTTGCCCGAGAACGCCTTGATCGTGCCGATCTGATCGGTGTCGTAGACCGTGCCAGCCGGGCCGGTCGCGCCCGTATCACCCTTCGGTCCCTGCGCGCCTTGCGCGCCAGTCGCGCCCTGTGGTCCCTGCGGGCCAGTCGCACCCTGCGGCCCCTGCGCCCCGGGGTCGCCCTTGGGGCCTTGCGGCCCCGGCGTTCCCGTCACCCACGCGACGTCATCCGGATCGGGGCCGACGAAGCCGAGCACTTCGCCCGGGTCGCCGCCAGACGGCCAGTTGACCGCCGTGCCGCCGCCTTGGAGCTGGCGGATCAGAACGTCGTGGCGCCCCACCAGGCTTTTCAGCTCGGTGTGCTGCTCGATCGTTGGGCGCGTCATCGCTCATGCGCCGCTGATCTGACGTGGAAGTCGAGGTGGTGCAGCACGAGCCGCACCGGCGAGTCGGTGGTGCGGAAGCGGAAGCGGATGTAGCGGACACGCCGCGCCTGCGGGAGCTGCCAGGTGACCGGGTCCACGCCCGGATCGGGAGGCGTCTGATCGAACAGCGTGTACCAGAAGCGATCGGGGTCATCCGGCGAGGGAGGCAGGCCGCCCGGGACGAAGCCGGGTCCCCGGAAGGCGCCCTCGTAGGAGACGTAGTCGGCCTTGACGTCGGCGTAGTCGGTCGAGCCCTCCTTGAGCGACTCGTACGTCTGAGCGGTGGTGCCGTAGCTGTAGCCCGCGAGGATCGCCGCCTCGCCCTCCATCGTGTATCTCAGACGCAGCTTGCGGACGTGATTGGGCTGGCCGTTGCCGGTGGGGAAGTCGCGGCTCTCGACGTCGAACTCGTAGCCGAAGCCGTTGTCGAGATGGTTGGCCTCGGGCGTGAAGAACTTCGCGTAGTCGCCGAAGAGATGCGCGGGCTGCGCGCCGATCAGCTTCGGCCGGGCCGGGTCGACGAGCGAGACGTCGAAGTGGGTGACCGGGCGGGCGTTGCCGGTGATCGTCGACCAGGGGAAGTAGAGCTGGCGGCCCTGCACCGGGCGGTCGAGCCGACACACGTACAGCGCGGCCGATCCGTACGCGGTGTCGAGCACCGGAAGGAAGAGATGGTTGTTGAAGACGCGGCATCCGCCGAGCCGGTAGTTGCCGTTCACGAAGTGCTGGTAGTCGGGCGCGATCGAGGTGGTGACCGGGACCGGCGCCGAGAGCGCGTCGACGATGAAGATCTTGTCGATGCACGGCGCGACGATCTTGCCGTTCCACTCGCAGATGCCGCCCTCCTGCCACAGCGAGACCTCGGGCGTGACGAGGCTCAGGATCTGCTGGATGTTGCCGAGCGCGTCCGTCAGGTCGTAGGCCATGTTGGTGACGGTCCACAGCCCGTAGTTCGTGAACACGAGCAGCGTGTCGCGGATCGACGCGAGCCCCATGATCTGAACGCCGCCGGGCAGCTCGTGGAAGTCGTCTGAGACGAAGCTCCACGGCGCGTCCCCCTCGGAGAAGGCGATGCGATTGTTGGCGGCGACGACGAGGCGGCCAGCGACGGAGGCGAGCCGGAGTGTCGCCCCCGCGGCCAGCGCGGGCGGCCGTGCCCAGGTCGCCGTGCGTGAGATCGAGTAGGCGGTCGTGGCGACGTTCGCGGTGGCCGGTCGATCGAGTTTGAGGTGCGTGTTGTCGGTGACCGCGGTGATGCGGTAGTAGCTGCCGCCGATCGCGAAGAACATGCCCGCTTCGGAGTTGGCGGTCCAGCTCGTGCCGGTGCCGACGGCGACGTCTGAGCCCGCGGTCAGCGCGGCGGTGCCGGTCGCGTAGTTGGGACGCGAGACCGAGCCGCCCCAGACGATGCCGTTGGGCAGGTAGATCTGATTCGAGACGACGGCCGGGCGTTGGATCGTCGGCTGCGGTACGGCGGCGAGCTGCACCCAGTCGGCCGCGATCGGGTTGCTCAGATCGTTGAGCGTGCCGACGCGCGTGGTGTCGGCGACCAGGATCTTCGGCGCGCCGGAGAGGAAGCCTGTCCACAGGATCGTGATCGGCGCCGGGTCGGGGACGATGCTGATCGGCACCGCCCAGATCTCGAAGCCGCCGCGCCGGTAGACGTCGCCGTCGTCGTTGAACAGTCCGTTGATCGCGTTCGCGACTCCGACGCCCGGCATGACGTCGGGCGCCACGCCGCGGATAACTCCGGCTGCGAAGTCGTCCTGGCCGACGATCGTGAGCGGACTCACGTCACCAACCGGATCGGGGTGCCGCCCTTGCCGACGCGGCCGTGACGGCGCCGTCTCAGACGCTGCGTCGCGTCTGAGAAGCGTGCGTCGAAGTAGGCCGCCGAGTCGAAGCGCTCGTCGAGCCGCGCCATGCCCATCCCGATCGCCCCGTCGGCCAATGCGTTGTGCAAGTCGGTCGGGAACGGCGGGGAGCCGGAGCGGTTGTCGGGGACGTCTTGCAGGCGCCGGATATCGATCGCCGTGCCGTCGAGTCCGATCGGCGGCCACAGCTCAACAGCCGGGAAGCCGGTCGTGAGATCGCTGGTGTCGGCGTACAGGCAGCGGATCGAAGCGCTCGCCTTGGCGACGTCGAGCTGCGAGAGGGTGGAGCGCCGGTACGGGTAGCCCGCGACGGTGACCGCTTCGACCTTGACCGTGTCGGCGGGCAGCGCGTACGTCGAGCTGGCCGCGGTCGACATGACCTCGATCGCGTCGAGCAGCCAGTCCGACTCGGCGTTCATCACCCGGGCGCGGTCGAGCAGCCAGCCGTATGCCTCGTCATCGGTGACGTCGATCTGAGCGCGGACGGCCGCGATCAGATCGGCCCACGTCATGCGGCGACCACCTTCTCGCCCGGCTTGCGCTCAGACACGCCGTGGCGCTGAAGGATGCGCTCGCAGGTGGCGAGGACGATCTCGCGGTTCGAGGACTTGCGCTCGGCGGTGAGCATCTCGCGCACGCGCTCGACGTCGGCGGTCGCCAGCTCGGCGAGCAGCTCGGTGACCTCGGGCACGTCGTCGGCTTCCAGCTCCCACACCTCGGGGCCGTCGGGCGCCTGCATCCGGCCGCGGATGAAGTCGATCGACTTCTGGCCCTTGACCGTGCAACGGTGCTCGCGGAACGTATGCCGAACGCCTGGTGTGACGCCGGTCTGGCGCGGGCCGACGTAGATCGGCTCGGCGTTCTTCTCGACGATCACGAGATCTGAACGCAGGGACGCGAACGTGGCGGTCGCTGTCATGACCACCTCCTTCTGATTTGCGGGCTAATCTGGCGCGGTGCGGTCCGGGTGGGCGCAGAGTCCTTGCGACCCCCGGGCCGCACGACCACGCTCAGATCACGCCGCGCCGGTGATGCCGGTGACGATGCCCGCGGTCTTCTCCAGGTTGACTTCGAGACCCATCTCGGTCAGCCACTCGTCCCGGCGCGTGTCGGCGTCGGGGGCCTGGATCTGCGTGCGGACATGCGAGTCGCGGTTGTCCTTGGAGTTCTGGAGGTAGCGGTACTTCAGGTTGGCCTGGTCGTAGGCGACCAAGACGCCGCCGTACTTCGCGCCCTCCAGCTCCCAGTTGGTGACCAGCCCCAGCTCGCCGAAGGCAGAGACGAAGGTGGTCACGTTGATGCCGTACTTCTTCTCGGACTGCGAGATCCGGACCTTCGACATCGGGAAGGTGTTCAGCACCGACGTCGCCAGCGGCGAGCCCATCAGCACCTTGCGCTTGGAGCCGTAGCGGAAGACGGTCCTGGAGAAGACGTTGAACTCGTCCTCGGAGAAGCCGCCGCCCGCGTCCATCTGGTTGGTCTTGATCCAGTAGAACAGCCCGCCCGTGGTGCGCATCGGCTGCCCGTTGGACGCCGTCACCTTCGAGGGGACGCCGTAGAGCAGCGTGCGCTCGATGTCGCGCTTGTGCTCGATCCCGACCTTGGCCGCCTGGTAGTCCCAGTCGTGCGGGTCGGTCTCGTTCTCGGAGGCGTACGCCGTGCCCGTCAGCTCCCACGACCGGCGCAGGATCTGCGTGTTGTTCGTCCACGGCGCCGGGTTGGCCGAGACCGGGATGCGGGACAGGTCGCCTTCCGGCTGCGCCGAGCCCGCGATGAGGATCTCGTCGGCGTCGACGAGGGCGACCGGCGTGCCGCCGCGGGTGACCGTCAAGGCGTTGCCCGCGATCGACTCGACGCGCATCTGCTCGCTCGTGCGCGTGGCGATGATGATGTCGGCCGGGCGGAACTTCGTGCCCGTCGCCACGTTGAATGTCGCGGCGGTGCCACCGGCGCCGACGACCGCATCGAAGCGGGGGAGGACGTCGTCTTCCAGCGCCTTGAACTCCGGCCAGCCCGTCTTGGACTTCGACAGGCTCTGGAGGAAGGTGGTGAACGGCGTCTCGTCGGGGACCAGCATCTTGATCCGGTCCGACATCTCGATGTACTTCTGCTCGGGCGCGAGCGACTCGGTGCCGCGCACGCCGATGATCGGGGGCATGGATGCTCCTTCCGCGCCCCCAGGGGAGCGCGCTTAGATCTGAGGCTTCAGACGCTCAGCGGCCTTGACGATGCGCTCGCCCCAGTCCACGTCGGGCTTCGCCTGCTGGCGGGCGCCGGACGCGGATTCGAGGACGACCTGGCGCGGCTGCTCGGCCTCTTGGGTCGCGCGCAGCTCGTCGAACTTCTCGGCCTTGTAGAACGCCTCGATGACGTCCACGAACTCGGGGCGGTCGATCAGCGCAGGGTTGTGGGCGTGAGCCCACTGCACGCTGCGCCGGAGCACGCGCTCGGCGACGTCTGGCTTCTGAAGATCGGGGTACTCGTCCTTGAGCGCCTCGTACTGATCGTCGCGCTCGCCGACGAGCCGGGCGGCCTCGCGCGGCGCGAGCCGCGCTTCCACCTGCTCGTTGACCAGATCCGCCAGGATCGCCCGTGCGCCGTCCTCAGACAGCTCGCCGGTGTCCGTGTAGAACTCGACCTCCTCCTCCTCCTCGGGAGGCTGGAGTTGCTGCGTGACGGACTCCATGAACTGGCGCTGCGACGCCGCCATCTCGTCCATCCGGGAGTAGAGGCGATCGAGACCGTCGGTCTGCGGCGCCTCGGTGGTGGTCGGCGCCTCGGGCGCCGACTCGGGGGTTGCCGACTCGGGCGCCGACTCGGGCGCCGGGGTCTGGCCGGTGGCTGACATCAGCCCTCCTTGGTCTTCACGCGCTCGGCGTGGATGAGGTAGGACTCCGCGGCCACTCGGGCTTGGCGGATTCCACTGAGGAAGCCCAGGAGACGGGCGTACTCGGCCTGCTCGAACACCCTGCCGTCGGCGCCGGTGTGCGAGAACAGGAGCTTGGCGACAGCCTCCCCGTGGACGCGCTCGACCAGCTCGGTCAGCACGCGCCAGCCTTCGCTACCGAGCATCTGCTCGATCGCGTCGACCTCAGAAGGGAGGCTGTCTGAGTCGCGCTTCCGTAGATGCGCGAGGTACGGCAGGTGCTCAGCGGCCATACCGCTTGACGAAGCGCCGTCTGGCGTCCATCGGATTCGGCAGGTACACCGGAGCGCCCTTGAGCATCGCCGTCAGGGTCGGCCCGTTCGGGCGGCCCTTGCGGCGACGGTACGGCTGTGCCCGTCGGGTCATCTTGCGCGACCTCGGGCGTTGGTCAGGGGAAAGATCGTCGGTACCGCGCATCAGTTGGTGGTCATCCCGACGATCGTGCAGCTCGACAAGCGGAAGTTGTGCCCGGTGTCGGCCGCCTCTTGGTAGACGAAGGCGCAGAGCCGATCGTCGACGATGCACTGGCGCGCGGCGGTGAGCGTGATCGCGGGCGTCGGGTTGGCGGGGCTGCCGGTCGCGTACGTGCTCTTGACGTAGGTGTCGATGCCCTGGCGTGGGAGCACGCCGACGCCGTTGCGCACGGCGATCTCGGCTTCGAGCTTGGGATCGGTGACGCCGTAGCCCAGGATGTTGAGGATCGTGAAGTGGAAGACGTAGTAGCCCGCCGTCTTGATGAGCAGGCAGCCTTGGTCCCAGACGACGTCGGGTTGGATGCCGACGAACGACGCGGCGAACGGCGAGCCGACGGGAACGAGCACGCTGCCGTTGAGCGTGTTGATCGCGGCAAGCGCGCCGAACGCCTGCTGCGTGCCCCACAGGATGCGGGTGAACTTGCCCTGAGGGCCGGTCGGTCCGGGTGGGCCTTGGGGACCGGGAATCCCCTGTACGCCCGCGGCACCAACCGGCCCCTGCGGACCCGCGAAGCCCTGCGGACCTTGCGGACCTGTCGGCCCCGGCACGTAGTAGTTGGGCGGCTCCATCTTGAAGCCGACGTAGCGGTAGTCCCGCTGGCCGGGTGTCAGCTCCGCGATAGCCCAGTACTCGCCGGGGTCGAGATCGGGACCGAAGGTCAGGCTCTGGTCAGACGCCACGGCGACCGTCTGAACGGATGGCACCTGCGGCGGTGGCTGGTCAGGGAGCACCAGCTCAGATCGCTTCGGGTACGCCTTGACCTGCTGGCCGGGCGCCCACGGTACGAGCGTGAGCGTGGTCGTCGGGTGAAGGGGATCAGGCGGCAACGGGCACCTCCTGCTGCGCGCCCTGCGCGCCGTTGAGCGTCGGGCCGCCCTGCTGCTGCTGCTCCTGCGCGGCCTGCTGCTGCGCGACCCACTGCTCGAACAGATCGGGCGGTGCCCCGAGCGATTGCAGGAACGCCTGCACCTGCTGCACGGGGACCTGCTGCGGCGGCGCGAGGTAGCCCTCGGGCTGGTCGACGCCGTACAGCTCCAGCGCGCGGATCAGCATCTTCTGGCCGTTCAGACGCGGGTCCTGGCTGAGCGCGACGAACGCCTGCGCGTCCTGGCGCTGCTGCGGGACGTTCTCCGGCGCGGTGCTCCCGCCCTCCACCTCGATCGCCATCCGGCCGATCAGCTCGGCTGGAGTGACGCGGATCATCTCCCAGGCGGGGATCTCCAGATGGTTCGGGTCGGGCTCGACGGGGATCGCGTACTCGCGGGCGGTGAGGATGCGGCGCTGGTTGAGCGCGATGAACTGGTAGCCCTGCGGGACGATGATCTGCGTCTCCAGCAGGCGCGCCTTGTTCTGGATGCGCATCGTCGCGGCGGCCTGCACGAGCTGCACGCCGGTCGCCGTCTCAGACGCGCCGGTGTCGGCGCCGGAGACCGGATCTGAGATGCCCGACGTGCGCTGGATGTCGTCGACGATCGACTGCTCCTCCCGGTAAGAGGAGGCGGGCAGGTCGGGGATCGGGATCGGGAACAGGAAGTCGCGCGGATCGCCGTTGACCGGGATCGCCATGTTCGGGCCGAAGACGAGATCGTCGGGGTCGACGGCGGTCTCGTTGTAGGCGAACGTGCGCATGATCGCGAGCGTCGCCGCGTCGCGCCGTTGGGAGCGCAGCGTGTTGATCTCGTACTGAAGGTGCCGGATCGGTTCGACTTCTGAGATCCCGACGAAGCGCCCGCCGACCACGGTGGGCCGGTAGATCTGAAACGGCATCGTTGCTTCGCCTGACGGGTTCGGACCGGCTTGGACCGGATATGTCCCGTCGAGCACGGTGATGACCTGATCGCCGTCGTGGAACTCCCACACCTCGTGCAGCCCGTCCTGGCGCTGGCCGGTGGTGTCATAGCCCTCCGCGCTCAGACGCTCGTCCCACACGTTCGAGCGCTGTGTGCGCGCTCGCGAGGAGAGCAGGTCGTCGAGCGTCCACGGGCACGTCGGGTCGTTCTCCTGCGCGCGCCAGACGCCGTCTCTGACGTTGCGCGCGACGGCGGCCGGACCGCGCCACAGCCGGTGGATCACGTACTCGGCGTTCTCCATCCCGTCTGAGAGCGGGTCCCACATGAAGTCGTAGGGGTCGACGCGCTCGGCAACCGCGTCGTCGAAGCAGACGTAGGGCTGCGGCTGGCCCTCGATCCACTGGTCGGGGTCGATGCCCTGTTGCGCGACGACGCGCATCCGCTTCTCGTACTTCCAGCGCGTCTTGCCGACGCCGAGCCCGTAGATCAGCCCGTCCTTGCCGATGACCTGGAGGACGGTCTCGTAGTTGATCTGCTTCTGCTGCGCGTCGATGACCATCTTCATCGCGCGCACCGAGCCGACCGCCTGCGCGTCGCGGGGCACGACGATCATCCGCGGCCCCTTGGCCACCATCCGCGGGACGATCGTCTCGACCGTCGAGAAGCAGAACGGGATGAACAGCTCGGCGCCCCACTCCGAGCGCGCGGCGGCGACCACCTGATCGGCGTCGCGGTAGTGCGAGGCGACGTTCTTCTTGAAGTCGGTGAAGCCGCGGTAGAGCCGGTAGAACTCGTCCGCGTGATCGCGGAAGGACTTGTGCTCGGGCTCAGATCGCTTGTACGCCTTCTCGACGATCTGAACGAGATCGCGCTCGCGTCCCTCCAGCGCGACGGGCATCAGCTCTCCACAACCTCGGCGGGCTCAGGCGGCAGTTCGCGCGCCGGGGCGAAGCTGTCGTAGGTGATCCGCATGCCGACGGTGAGGTACTCCTCGGGCGCGACCTGCTCGCGGATCGAGGCGACGACGAACACGCCGCCGAGCTGAACCAGCGCGCCTTCGAGATCGAGCAGGCATTGCCTGACCTCCTCGCGCTCGTGCTGGATGAAGCCGTCCGGGGTGTGCTCGCCCAGGAACGTGAACTCGCGCTTCATGGGCGCCTCCTAGGTCTTGACGAGGACGACGCAGACCGTCGCCGCGCCGGTGTTGTTGTGCGGCTGGTTGACCGTCGCGATCGTCGAGCTGGACGGGAGGGTCACCCCGATGGAAGGGGCGTTGATGACCTGCGTGCCGTCGTAGAGCGTCGGCCCGCCCGACCCCGCGCCGTAGTTGCGCGAGCCCGTGCTGTAGCCCTGGTGGTCGGGAACGAGGTGGTCGTGATCGGCCAGCTCGCCGATCAGCAGCTTGTGGACCTCCTCGCCGACCTTGGCGCCGCGAACGCGCGCGGTCATCGCGACGCCGCCGATCGGATCACCCTGACCCTGACCAAGCGGGGAACGGCCGCGGTAGTCGGGCAGGTTGAACGTCGTGCTGTTGTCGCCCGCGCCGTAGGCGGTGCCGATCGCGGAGAACAACGCGCCGTAGGTCGTGCGCGAGACCGCGGAGCCGTCGCACTCAAGCCACGGCTTGGGATCGGCGCCCGACGGCGGCGCCGCCGCGGAGAGCTTCAGATCGCCGGTGACGAAGGCGCCGACGCCTTGGGCCATGTCCTGCGCTCTGATCCATGCGGTCAGCGCCTCGATGCGATCGGCCAGCGCCTGCACGTCGCGGGGGACGTCGGCGGTGTCTGAGCTGATCGGGTAAGGGAGGGCGAGGCGAGAGGTGTTCGGCATCTAGCGGGGCCTCCGTCTCGTGCCGGGGCGGCGGTTGTAGACCGAGCCCTCCTCGCGGGCGAACGCGGCCAGCTCGGGATCGCCGAACTCCATGACCGCGGGGCGGAAGGCGTCGACGATTTCCTCGTTGCGCTTGACGCAGCGGCCGACGTGCTCGACGAAGGCGTGATCCTGCGTGACCGGGAACCTCAGACCGCAGATGCGGCAGACGTAGGGCATGCGGCCTCCCTTCAGTAGCCGGTGACCGCGTAGCGGACGCGCCGCTGGCGGACGTGCGGCTGGCGCTTGCGCTCGACGCGCGGCGGCTTCTCAGACGCAACGGTCTGAGCGATCATCCACGCGAGCAGCAGGTCTGAGCGCGAGCCCGGCTGCGGACCTGTTCGTCCTGAGCCGCGTCGCACGTAGGTCTCCATCTGACGGGCGAGACGTGGGCTCTGGATGCCGTGCGAGCCCTCGCGCAGCAGGGCCATCGCTTCTTCATGAAGCAGTCCCTTCGTGGCCCGCGTGGTGTCCCAGCCGAGCCGGTCCGCGTAGGAGCCGGTCGGGCTGTCCTGGCGGCGGCGCGTATACATCTGACGCCAGCCGTAGTCGTGGAACAGGATGTCGATGATCGCCAGCCCGTAGCCCCCGGTGCGCTCGACGGCCAGCCACGGGCGCCGGTGCCGGGAGTACCACAGGCAGGCGAGGTAGAGCTGCTTGGCGACGAGATCGGGATCGAGGATGCCCTCGAACTGCGCGACCTGCGCGCGCGTGTTGTGGTCGATGACCTGGATGCCGAAGTTCGCCTGGTTCTCGTCGTCCTCCCCCGAGGCGGGGTCGCACGCGATCACGTACTGGCCGGTCTCAGACGGCTCGGCCCAGATCTCCCACGGGCCGTTGGGCACGATCCTCAGATCGGTCGGGACCTCGACGGTTCCCCGGCGCGTCTTGCGCGTCATCGTGGCCGTCTCCTCCAGCCACGCCGTCTGGGGCTCCGGCGCCTTGCTCGTGTCCCTCAGCGCCTTCTGAATCAGGATGCCGCCGAAGACGGTCTGGCCGGTGGCGAGGAACGCCTCCTCCGGGAAGCTCGGATACTCCTGGCGGAAGATGTTCACGTCGGACGCGCACAGGTGCTCGATCGCCCAGCGGCGCCAGTGGAGCTGCTCGACGTCGAGCCCGTAGCGCGCGTGCAGCTCGGCTTCGTCCTCACCGGCGAACGGGTTGGCCTCGTCCCCGATAACGAAACGGTCCCGTTGCCGGGCCGTAAGGGCGCGCCGGTAGCGCGGGTCCTGATGCCAGCCAGCGAAGAACAGCGGGTAGTCGCCTTCGCCCGCCTGCGCCATGTCGCACATGACCTTGAACTCGTTGTGCCCGTTGGCCGTGCTCTCCAGCAGGATCAGCGTGTTCGGGTCGGTCGAGTCGACGGCGTTTCTGAGCGCGGTGAGCTTGCGCTTCTGATCGGGCCAGAACGCCACCTCCGAGCCGTGGATCGAGTGAAAGGTGAAGCCGCGGCCACCCTCGAACTCCCTGGCCGTGTCGACGCTCAGCGCGCTCTGGCCGGTGCCGAAGGTCTGGTTGGCGTCGGTGCCGGAGAAGCGGTCGCGCTCGCCGAAGCGGATCTCCTTCTGACGGCGCCGGTTGGCGATCGGCGGCTTGAGCTGGATCTCCTCGTCGGGGATGTCCGGCAGGTGCGCGTACATCGTCTCGGCGACCTGCAAGATCGCGGCGGCCGTCGGCGCGTTGTGCGCGATCACCGTCGAGACGTGGTACGGGATCAGCGTGGTGCGCTGGAGGATCAGCCCCTGCGCGAACGTCGAGAACCCGAGCTTGCGCGCCTTGAGGATGATCGCGCGCATCGGCTCGCCCTGATCGCGTTGGGCCTTGAGCATCGCCCACAGGTCGTGCTGCGCCGGGCGCATGACGAACGGCACGACCTTGCCGCGGTCGACGATCTTCAGGACCGTGCGGGCGTAGTACGGGTAGTCATCGACGAGGCGACGGCGGACCGCCTCGATGCTCAGCGCTGCTTCTTTCGCTTGTTGACCAGGGCGTAGAAGACGCGGCGCCCCTTCTCCGGGCCGTACTGCTTGACCAGCTCCCTCAGCGCCTTGGCGGCGTTGCCGCCGAAGTAGCGGTCGTAGTTGGCGACAGGCATCAGGGCGTCCGGAAGCCGCCGATCGTCCGGTTCGACGTCGCGCCCACGCCGACCGGATAGACCGGCTGCGTCGTGCCGTGCTGCGTCACCGTCAGCGGGACGGCCGCGATCGTCAGCCCACCGTTGGCGCCGACGACGCCGGACTTGGCCAGCGACACCGGCGCGACGCCCGGGGTGATGTCGCGCGAGGAGAGGTTGACCGTCTCGCCAGGCAGGAAGGCGCCGTAGCCGAAGGTCACGTCGCCGCTAGCCATTGACCTTGGTCTCCAGCCAGGCGATCAGCGTCTGACGCTGCTGGCCGCTCTGCTCGGCGTCGAGCGCCTGCTGCGCACGATCGGGGTCATCGCCGACCCACTCCTTGACGTCGTCGATCGTGCCGTTGGGCGGGCACTCGTCATCTGAGCCGGTCTCAGACGTGGGCTGCGTCGGGTCCCCGGGCGCCCCGGGCTCGGGCTCACCGGCTTCGCGCGCATCGGCGCGCGCCTGCTCGACCTCCTCGACGGCCTCCTTGTGGGCCTCGGCCGCCTCGCGCACGTCGGCCGCGGTGTCCTCGGGCTTGTCGAGATGACCCTGCGCCAGCGGCGCGTCCTCGGGGATCTCCACACGAGGGTCCAGCGTGGCGGGCTGGTCGTGGTAGCGGGGGATGTCGTTCTGGTCGCTCATGGCGCGGGAACTCCTTCGTCGACGGGTCCTTCGTTAGACAGCCAGTCAGGGGGAGGCGGCGGCCAGTTGACCGGGATTTCGAGATCGGCGCGGTCGCCGTTCTCGTGGCGCAGCGTCGCGGTGAAGACGCCGTCTGAGGGGTAGGTATGGGTGGCGGTCGGCGTGTCGCCCTGGTCGATGCGCTCCTCGACCTCGTAGCTGCCGTCGCCGAAGCCGAAGGCGATCAGACCGGGCTGGCAGTTGGCGGCGGTGAGGGTGACGTCGCGGCCGACGACATCGGCGTGCAGGTGCATGACGACGCCGCGGTAGTCCGCGGCCTTCTGAGCGACGATCGCCGCGGTCGCGTCGTCCATGCCCTGACTGCGCGGAGCGTCGAGCGGGATGTCGGACCCGTCGATGGTGACGGGCAGTAGCGTCATGGCGCGCCTCCTACCGTGGTCGCGTTCAGGACCCGCTTGGCGTAGCCGTTCGGGCCTTGGATCAGGAACTCCTGGCGCAGCGGCAGATCGAGCGTCAGGTAGCCGTTGGCGTCGGCGGCGCCGCTCGCGTACGCGGCGCCGGGGACCTGCATGAGCATGTCGACGTAGACCTGCGCCTTGGCGGCCAGGAACGCCTTGTAGGTGGCAGCGGGGACGAGCCCCCCGAGGATCACGTTCATCGGTCAACTCCGGTACGGTTTCTGCTATGGGAGGGATTCGCTTTACGGTCGTCTCAGACGCCCGCCTGCGGCAGTTCGCGACGTGCCAGGAGTGCGGCGCGGTGCTGACCCCCGACGAGGATGAGGCGCTGATCGACGCGATCGAGATGCACTCGGACTGGCACCGCGTGATGCGGGCGACCGCGGAGGAGATCAAGGCCGAGCTGCGCGACGAGGGGTGGGATGTTTCAGATGGATGACCTCGTGCGCCGCCTGCACGGCGCGGCCGACCGGATCTGGGCCGAGCGCAACACACCGGAGATGGACGGGCTCGTCGAAGCGATCGGGGTCTTCCTGCGCGAGACCGATCTGAACGCCGTCGCGGAGGACGGCGGCGGCGAGGAGTGGGTGCCGGACCCGCAGTCGGTCGGCTACGGCGCGATGCTCGGGTGGCTGGCCCGTGGCTGAGCGCTTCACCGGCTTCTGGGAGGACGACTGATGCCGGGGCGACCGCGCGTGCAGCCGGACCCCGAGATCAACCGGCTCTACGTGCAGGAGGGGCTGACCGCCAAGGAGATCGCGCAGCGCCTGCACATGAGCGACATGGCGGTGCTGCGGCGGCTCTGGAAGGCTGGGGTCCCGCGCCGCCCGAAGGGACGGAGGCGAGTCACCGAATGAATGTTCTAGGACGTGACGAAGTCGAAGCCCGTGATGCGGCGTGGCTGGAAACGCCCGGCATGAACGCCGAGCAGGGCCGGTACTTCAACGAGGGCTGGGAGGCGGCGCGGAAGTTCTACGCCGCGTCCACCAACACCCAGGGGGCCGTAAGCCTTCTGCGCGAGGCGCGGTTCTACGTGGACGCGCGGGCGACGGGCAGCGTCAAGGCAGCGGAGCTACTGGCTCGGATCGACGCGGCGCTACCGCCCGATGGGGGGCAGTAGATGAACGTCGTCTTCCAGGGCGGTCCGGCCGACGGCGTGGAGCTGGCGGTGATCGGCGGCGAGCCGTCCTATCTGATGCTGATGCGCAACCCCGCCGAAGACTCCTCGATGCAATGGCTCGTGGTCGGGGCCGGGTTCGACGACCACTGGCCGGGGCAGGTGCGCTACGAGCTGCGCTCGTGGATCGAGGACGAGCGCACCGGCGAGGAGCACGCCACCTACACCTATGTCCGAACATGACGGACTCGAGCGCGCCGCTTCCAGCCGGTGGATATGCAGGAACTTCGTGATCTCGCCCTCGTCGCATCTGAGCCAGACCTGTCCGATCCCTGTGGTCTGGACGCTGATCGTGGCTCTGCCGGTGGCCCGTTGGGGTGGCTACTGGGTGTGCGGGGGCGGCTGAGATGTGTGCGGGAGACCCAATAGAGAGGCGACGGTGGGGTCCCCCCGCGCGGGCGCAGGGGGTGCGCGGGGTGCGCGCTGAGAACCATGCGGCAAGCCGTCTGAGGGGATCGAACCGCACACTCAGACGCACACATCACCCCGCAATCCACGGCGCAGAGCCAAAGTACGCACACCTCAAGGGTCAACGTCCCCCGATCTGACCGCGTCTGACCGCGTCCGCTCCGGCTTCCGCCGAACCAATGCACGCTTCCCTTCAGCTCGACGTCTCGGCTAGCTCAGACGTCTCGGCTAGGTCGGCAAGACTCAACGCTCGCTTGCTCACGTCTCCGTTGCGGCTGCGGATGTGCTCGCGTCTGAGCATTGAGAGAGAGCGGGTCAGACGCTCGATACGGGCAAGGTCTACCCGTCCGCTCGATCGCTCCAATGCCTGTAGCTCCCGCTCGATCAGACGTACGAGCCGCGCAGTCGCGTGCTCGATCGCCTTCGGGACATCGGCGGGTAGCTCAGACGGCGCCCGTGTCAGCCATCCCTCAACTGTCGATCGCGGGACATCGGCGCCGTGCTCGATCCTCAGACGTTCCCGAATCGTTTCGACGTCGGCGCGATCCTCGCGTCTGAGCTGAACGGCTCTATCGCTGAGGATCGGCGCCCATCTGCGCCGTGGCGTGGCCGATCACCCCCTAGACGGAAGTAGCGTCTACGCGCCCAATGTGTTGAACCGCTCCACAGAGTGTGTACCTTGTGCTCAGCAACACCGAGCGCCGCGGATACGGCGCCCCTCGACCAAGGGATTGCGACTGGCCCGGCTTCAATCGGGCGACCGTGACGCAATCAGTCCAAGCGGGGGCGAAGCGAGATCACGGCGCGAGCGGTGTCCAGCCTCCCTACGGGTTGAGGCGCACACCGCGGAGACGTTGCCGCTCGACTTCAGATTGACCGCCCGGCCGTACGCCGGAGCGGTGTGAATGGAACTTTGGAATGGCGCGCCGTGCATGCGGTCTGACCCTTGCACGGCGCGGCGTTCTAGCGGCAACCTGAGGCGT